TACGTTAGGGGTTCGTTTGCATACCTCAATAATTTGATTGAGCATTGCGCGAGACTGTAAATCACCACTATCGAACCATCTATGGTATTCTTCGCCACTCCGTAGGATTTGAAACACCATAGCCTCAACCCACAATTTAGGGTCACTGGTTCGCCATTTGTGCAGATTAGCTTTATATCCCTTGTCAACACTAGGCCTAATTTTTTGTAGACGTCTAGCGTAGCAACCATGGCAGGGTGTTCCCTTGATTTGCGCTAACTTACTTCCGACATTACATGCGAAAGCATCAACCGCATATGATGTACCCGGCATTTTGGTATTGCCTTTTGATACCTTGCCAAATTCTAGTGCTTCTTTAACCAACATAATCAATTCCCTTTCCACGTTTTAGATTAAAACAATAGAGGACACGGAATAACCCATGTCCTCCGTTGTGTCAACCGTTGTTGTAAAAGTCCTCCAATTTTTTACTTTCGTTGACGTGTTCCGCTATCTCTGTCCAGTTCACAGCACCCAGAAACGCCATAGCATAGTCCTTCGCTAGTCCGTCCGGTGCGGACATTTCTATAAATTCGTCCGCTATGTCTCTAACGTATTCAGGCGATATGGGATAGTACACGTCCTCAAAGATATATGTATCAAATATCTCTAAGTTAACACGCCATGTCTCATAGTTAGTCCATCCATTATGTGTATTGTCAGTCATTACTTTTCTCCGTTTTATAAGGTCCGACTACTTTCATCCATTTCGCTATGAGCCATTCACCACCTTGATTTTTAGGCCGTTTAAATGTCTCGAAATCTTTTATTTCTACTTCGTACCATACACGCCCTTTCTCTGTCAAGTGTGGAGCATTAGGCTCCGCTCCAGCATGCCAGCCTGGACGATGGGCGAAACCCTTAGTAGGAATGTCCTCCGCTGGTAACCATTCACCTAAGGGGACACGTTGCCTAGCTCCGATAAACAACGGACCTATTGAGCCGTCCTTCCGTTGTCTGAATAGTTTATAGGCTTTCATCTTATTCACTCCGTTTAGTGTTGATATATTAGAGGACACGGTGTAACCCATGTCCTCCGATTTATCAACCTACCATTTATATAGTGCGATTGAACCTGGGTTGTACCATTCCCAAAACATGCCGTGCTTTTCCGCCCAATCTTCTAGCTTCTGGTTAATGGTGGGATAACCTTGCCCAAATTCTCCGTAGTAATCTCCGGTGTATACGTCATGCTCCGTGGATACGTGAACCACTCCGTCCCATATCCATGATGGAACCTCCACCATGTTTCCGTTGTAGTCCTCAAGCTTCGGAAGTTTCCGCTGTAATGTTTCCGCTTTCATCTCATTCACTCCGCTAGAGTTTCACGATATTGGTTATTCTGTTGTTTTAATTCTCTTAGAATTTCGTCCTCTTCATCCGTTTCAGGACGTCTATCGCAGCAATTATTATATTGCTCTTTAACGTAGGTTCGCAGACTAGGGTTGAAATACTGGTCCTTTAAGCTTCCGTCAATTACCCCTGAAATAGAGCGTGAACCGTCCACAAAATAGACCTTATCGTTTTCTTCATCACTCCATGCCGACATGGTTTGACCTAGACTGTCGTAGTGGCATCCGGTGTTCCAGTGTATCACTTTTTTCATCTCATTCACTCCGTTATCTGAATTAATAGGATGCACACTATGCCTGTATTAATAAGACCGGTCAACCCCTAATTTCACACAGTGAAACAAAAAACGCACCCTCTAGGATGCCCGTAGAACGGCATCTCACGTGGTCTATATAGTCTAGGTCCAGAGTGGTCCGATGTAGTTCTATGGGCCATTTTGAGCCTTATGGCATCGTCAACCCCGGATTTCATTAGATGAAATAGAGATTGCCTGTGTGGTCCAGAGTGTAGGTCACACTGATTTATTCTTGCAATTTTTATGCCACTCTTGTCCACTCAGGACTAAATATGTATTTCACCCTGTGAAGTCTTAAGTATGCCGATGTGGCATGAGAATTGCCTTGCAAAAACTGTGCCACTTATGTCCACTCATGTCGGCATGAGAATTGCCTTGCAAGAACCATGCCAGTTTTGACTACTTAAGTTGGCATGAGAATTGCATGAGAAGCACCGGGGAGGGACCCCTTGTGGGCATAATAATTATTATACACTCTCAGGCCCACATGAGAAGCAATTTGGACCTAGAAATTAGATGAATAGCAAAGTAAAACATAAAAAAACACTTGACAAATCACCTTGGGCGGGCTAAAGTAGGCAATGAAGTAACATTTAGGTTGACAAAAGGGGGTAAAATATGATATAATATGTTTAATTAAACAGATCACTTAAGTAATACTCAACTCCAAAGTGATTAATTTTATTATTAATTTTTTCCTACTTCTTTCCTCATCGAATAGGAAACACGCCACTTGAATAACACTTAAGTTACTGATTTGTCTCCCTTTTCAAAATGAAAGGGGTAAAGCAAAAAGGAATATAGATAGTGTCTACTGAAGAAAATGCCGAATCCGATAATAAGGAAAAGAGAAAAAGAGGAAATCCTAACTTCTACAAAGGTATGACCTCTCTCAACCCCACCGGAAGACCAAAAGGATCATTAAATAAATACACTCAGTTGTCCCGTGAATTAATATCCACAAAAGGCCCTGAGATTGTAAGTAAAGTTATTGAAATGGCCCTGGAAGGCGACAGACATTGTCTCAAGATGTGTATGGACCGTATTATACCTACCTCTAAGGCTATAGAAATTAAACATGAGCATGAAGACTTAGGAATCAATATTATTGTTGAGTCCGTAAAGGCCATAGAAAAAAAAGAAGAGGAAGAGTATAAAGTTATAGAGGGTGTAATTACGGATAAGATGCCAAATGAGTGATATTAGTGTTACACTCCATGAGGCACAAATGGAAATTTTTAAAAGCCCTAAAAGATTTAAAATAGCCTCATGTGGTAGACGTTTTGGTAAATCTTACCTAGCCGCCTGGTTACTGATAATAAAGGCACTACAGTCCAAAGAAAAGGATGTATTCTATGTAGCCCCTACCTTTCAACAAGCTAAAGATATTCTCTGGAGCATCTTAAAAGACATTGGAAGGGAGGTGATCAAATCTACCCATGAGAACACGGCTACGATTACACTAATTAATGATCGTAAGATATATCTCAAGGGTTCAGATAGACCGGATACATTACGAGGTGTTGGACTTTCATTTGTTGTCTTAGATGAATATGCCTCAATGAAACCTGAAGTGTGGGAGATGATCTTAAGACCTACACTAGCCGATGTAAAGGGTGAGGCATTATTTATAGGAACACCAGCCGGTAAAAACCATTTCCATAAATTATGGATCGAAGCACAACTAGAAGAAAATAAAGAGGATTGGGATGCTTTTCAATTTACCTCAACTGCAAATACCTTCATTGATCCAGCGGAAGTGGAGTCAGCTAAAAGAACAATGTCTACTCAGGCATTTCGTCAAGAATTTGAAGCAACTTTTGAATCGTTTTCCGGTGGCATCTTTAAGGAAGAATGGGTACAATATGCTGAAGAAGATGTATTTCAAGATATATCGAGTGTACAAGGCCATTATGTCATATCTGTTGACCCTGCTGGGTTTGAGAAAAGTAACAAAGACAGAGGACTCAAAAGCTCCAAATTAGATGAAACAGCTATATCTATAGTAAAAATTGTTCAAGACGAATGGTACGTTAAAGATATTTTACATGGAAGATGGGGCATTAAAGAAACGGCAGAAAAAATACTTAATTCCGCTGAAGACGTAAGTGCAACAACAGTAGGTATCGAAGCCGGTGCATTAAAGAACGCTATAATGCCTTATCTTGAAGACTACATGAGAGCAAGAGGTAGATGGGTTAATATTACAGACGTTACCCATGGTGGAAAAAAGAAACAAGACAGAATTACATGGGCGCTTCAAGGTCGAATGGAGCATGGTAAAATTAAACTAAGAAAAGCGGATTGGAATCATAGTTTTATCTCTCAAATGTTGGACTTTCCAAGCCCCTTGTCTCACGATGACTTACTGGACTCTTTGGCCTATATTGACCAAGTATCTGTAGCAGACTTCTCTCAATTTATTGAATTAGACGAATGGGAACCATTAGATAATGTATCAGGATACTAACTCAATCTCATACAACGATCCTAAAGCCTCTCTTGCTACATGGATTATGGATCGAATAGAGTCTTGGGAAGACCATCGTAATACAAATTACATGGAAAAATGGGATGAATACTATCGTATTTGGCGTGGTATTTGGTCTTATGAAGATAAAACTAGAGACTCAGAAAAATCTCATTTAATTTCTCCAGCAACACAACAAGCCATTGAAGCTACCGTAGCGGAACTTGAGGAAGCTATCTTTGGTAAAGAACAGTGGTTTGATGTACGTGATGATGTTGGGGATCAAAACCCCGTAGACATTGCTATAATTCGTAGAAACCTACAGGAAGACCTTAATAAATATAAAGTTAAAGACGGTATTGTTGAAGCTCTTTTAAACGGTGCAATCTACGGAACAGGCATTGCTAAAGTTAATGTTATAGAAGAAATGTCTAAAGCTCCAATGGAGTCTCAAATTCCAGATACTTTAACGACTGATGTAGTTGTAACTGAGCAAGAAATAGTTAAAGTTAAAATTGAATCTCTTACTCCAAAAGAATTTGTCATTGACCCGTGTGCAACAACTATTGAGGAAGCACTAGGTGTAGCCCAGATCGTTACTAAACCTAAGTATGAAATTATAGAGGCAATTAAAGCCGGTATCTATGAAGATAAGCCTATCGGAAACTATGAAGATATGGACTTAGGTTATGACGATGAAATGGGATATGATAATTCAGATGACCATAAAGTTAAGATTGTAGAATATTGGGGTCGAGTTCCAGTAAAATATCTTGATGAAAAAAATGAAGGTTTATCTGAAGAATTTGATTATGATGAAGATGAACTGGTTGAAGCTGTAGTCGTTATCGCTAACGATCATTGTGTTCTTAAAGCAACTCGTAATCCTTATTTAATGGGTGATCGTCCATTTGTAGCTTATCAGCATGATCGTGTTCCAAATAAGTTCTGGGGCAGGGGTATTGCTGAAAAAGGTTAC